GTTTGGACGTGTTGCTGCAACTTCCAAGAAAAAAGCAAATTCTATTTACACGTATGGCATCTGCCGTTGTTTGGAACTAATTCTTTTCCAAGAAGAACGAATGTTCCGCGACACCTTGGCAGCGGCCGCAGGATTGGAAAAGCCCCTGGAGCTTCCAGAGACTGCAACCGATGAAGACATCCTCATGTATGAGGAAGCCATGGGGATGTATGAGGATCAAGTCAAGCAGCTGATGATGGCTTGCTTGCGGACCCAGCAAATTCCTCCCGGTGTTTTAGGTTTAATTCCTGACGGTGATGTCACTATTCAGTGGCGTTGGTTGGGTCCTGTTTACGAAGATTCGACCCAAGATATCCTCAATAACTCAATTGTTGTACGAAATCTGCAAGAATTAGGTGTTGATAGCATTGAGGCACTGAAATACCTCTTCCCGTCAAAAACGGATGAGGAGCGGGCCGCGATGCTATCGGGGTTCCCGTTCAGGATGGTGAACGAACTACAGGGTGCATATTCCCAGTTCGCTCGCCTCGTGGGGGGGATGATGCAGACCCCTCACCCGCAATCACCGGACTTACCGATGGCTGCGGATCCGCGATTGGATTTGACCCCATATCTGTATCGCACTTTAGAAGCCTTACAAAAGGAGATGAGTTATGCAGGACGCTACCGTCCAATCGATCCCACAGACGAGCCAAGCACCAGCAGCCGTCGCTCCCAGCAGCTACGTGGCACCAGCGCCGCAAGTGGCTCCGCAGGCAGCACCGGTGGCTTATCAAGTGGGTACGAGCTACCCCCAAGCAGTGGCCCCAACGGCCCCCAGCTACCAATCAGCCCCTACTCAGTACGCCCCCCAATCCCAACCGGCGGAAGCACCGGCGGGGAATCCCTGGGAATCGGCGTTCAACAAGGTGGTGAACCTGCTGAGCGCACCAGTCCAATCCCCGTTCCAGGGTCAACAGTCGCCTCAGACGACTCAGTTTACCCCGGCCAACTACGGACAGCCCAGCGCCCCAGCTACGCAACAATCGGCTCCGCTGACCTGGTCTCCCAGCCAGGAATCCTCGCCCAGCTCTTCCCAAACCTCCTCGACTCCCTCCTTGGAGCAAATCGCGGACCTGGTGGGAATGAGCGCGGAGTCCCGTCAGGTGATGGACGCGTTCGGGATCGAAGCTCCGGCTCTTCTGAACAACTACGCTCTCAACCTCGAGGGAATGCTGGACAGCGCCGTCGCGTGGGGAAATCGCGCCGCTGACACCATTAAGGGTTACGCCGAATTCGCTGTTAACGAGCACCAAGAAAACCTCGCTTACAACGAAATCCTGACCAACCCCGATGTCCTGAGCGATTACACGCTCAAGTTCTTCGGTCCTGAAGGTCCCTACCCCGTTTACGAAAACGAAGCTCAGCTGGAGACCAAGGGTTATCCCACCCAGGCTGTCGCTCAGCCTGAGCTGGGTCAATTCCCTGCTCCCCCTGCCGCCGCTGCTCCCCAGCAACCCGGCAACTTCTGGGGCGATTTCAACGACCAAATGTCGCGTGATCCCCAGAACGCCTGGCGTCTTCTGAACCAGGCTCAGCCTCAAACCGTTGCAAACAAACTGTTTGTGATGGAGTGATAGTTGGTCGGTAATCTAATAAATTACCGACTGCTAAAATTTGTGTTAGATAAGACATCTAAATGTCTGAATCTTTCACCCGATAACACCACTTCCTGCGACACTGGAGGATAAAACAAAGTGTTCATTGATAACGACTTTCCAAAGATTCTTGGTGCGGAACTTTACCGTCCCCACCCTGCTTACATCGCGGAAATGGCGGTTGAGCCTGTGGTCGTCCACGACTTCACCCGTCAGCCTGGTCAAACCGTTCAGCTGGACCGCTATAAGTTCTGGGGGACCCCTGGTACTAAGGACAGCCGTGAGCGTATTGCTGACCAGACCATCGGTACCGCCAACAGCCGCAACATCACCAAGGAGAAAGTCCTGGTGGTGCTTAAGGAATACACCGGTCCTGCGGACCCGGGTGATCCTACCCAGCCCAGCACTTTCAAGATTGCTCGGGAAACTCTGGTTACCGCCCAGCGTCTTCTGCTGGACACCGGCAACCTGAACATGTTCCACCAGAGCATCGGTTCTCTGACCCTGCTCGACGACTATCGCCGCTGGCGCGACCGCGTCTTCCTCGACGAACTGTCCAAAGCTGAAGCTAACGGTGCTGCCTCTGGTACTCAGGGTGGTTACTACTTCGCTGGTGGCAAGACGAAGAACGCTTCTGGCCAGATCTCCTATACCTCTGGTGAAATCACCGCTGGTGACCAGCAGTTCTCTGTTAGCACCGACCTGCTGACCATTGTTAAGGACCTGCGTAAGCGCAACGTCCCCACCTTTGCTGACGGTCTGTATCGCTGCATCTGCGATCCCACCTTCATGATGCACCTGCGTCGTGATGCTGACTTCCGTGAGATTGCTCGTTATGCTGGCAATCCCGGTCAGGGCATGTACATGGGCAACCCCATGCTGCCCAACAACACCAGCTTCTTCCAGGGTCCCCAAGCAGGTCAGGGCTACTTCCTGGCTGGCGAACCCGTGATGCCTACTGGTGTTCAGTTCGAAGGTGTGAAGTTCTTCGAATCCACCAACTTCCCGACCAAGAACGTTAGCTCCACCTTCGATTCTGCTGGTGCTGGCACCTTCAGCAACCGTGAAGTTGCTCAGGGTTACTTCTTCGGTCCTCAGTCCGTTGGCGTGGGTATCGGCGGTCCTAACGCTCAGGTGCTCATCAACAACAACGACGACTTCAGCCGTTTCATCATCCTGATCTGGCAACTGTACGCAGGTTTCGAAATCCTCAACAAGGACTTCGTCACCACCGCCTTCAGTTTCGTTGCTGATTCGTGATAACGAACTCTAAGTAAACAAACAAGTACAAACTGGAGAGATAAATGTCCTATTTGTCTGCTAAAAAAATCTACCCGGGTAACTGGGCAGAACCCCTGAACGGTTGGTACAAGAATATTGATACCAACGATGACGGTACCAATAATGCTTCTAAGGGCGGCCCCACTGCTGTGCTGGCCGTCCCCGGTTGGAAGTATTTCCAGCAGCGTGGTTACGTTGCTGTTACCACCGCTTCCGGCGGCGGTATCTCGGCTACCGGCAATGTGATCGTTCCTTCCCCCTATCGGAATGACGACACCCGCACCGACATCACCGGCATGGTGATCTCTGGTGACTCCACCACCCCCGCCTACGTTTATCGCGCCACCATTTCCGTGGCATCTGGCTGGGGCGATGGCCGCGTTGCTTCCGGCGTCTACGCCGCTACCGGCAACGTGATCACCTTCTGCCGCGATAACAGCGGTCCTGTGGCTTCTACCGGCGTTGGTGAAGCTGTTGGCCAGGCAAACCTGACCTCCACCGTTTCTGGTACCCAGGCTGGCGAAATCTACTTCGCTGGTGGTAGCGCTGCTTACAGCACCCTGCCTTTCCTGACCGCTACCGGCGCTGCTGGCGTTGGTGCTTCCGGTGTCTACCGTGAGACCAGCTCCGCTGAAACCTTCAAGGTGTTCGCTCGTGCCACCACGACTGGCCTGAGCACCTCCGGTGGTTACTACATCTCCAGCGGTGACGCAGCTGCTAACCGCACCGGCTACCTGGTTGTGGAAGTCTGCTACATCCAGGCTGACACCGCTCCTGGCTACGAAGATATCGATGGATATCTGACCGGCCGTACTGTTAGCTGATTAAGTTAAACTAGGACCAGAAATAACACTTCTGGTCCTTATGCTTTACCAGCACAGTAAAACCGGCGCTCGAGTCAAAATCATTAGCGAATGGGATGATGGCGATTGGTTCATGGTTGAAGACCAGGACGGTCGCCTCTTCACCGCTTACAAGACCGAGATTGCCCCTGACGAGAATGCAACCAAAAAGGTAAAAACTCTTCAGGTAAAAGATAAAGCTGCCAAAGAAGAACCCCGTGATTTCCCTCCGGAAACACGTTTAAATATCAACAGTGCTACCGCCCAGATGATCGCAGATCATATCAAGGGTATCGGCCTTAAAACTGCCCGAGAAATTAAAGATCTTCAGATGTCTTTATCGGGTGAGAAGTTTAATAACTTGGAGCAGCTTAAACAGATCAAGCGAGTGGATTGGGATTCTGTTTTGGCAGCTGACCTTATTCGCGTCTAACACTCATCTCCTGCAGGCCCCCGGGAAACCGGGGGTTTTTTAGTTTTAAAATAAAAAGAAAAGGATAATGTCTAACGGTCCTGCCCTGTATTTAGGCCGTGTTGGCTCCACTGGTACATCCACTGGTGCGCACGGTCATTTTGAAGTTAAGAAAGATGGTAAGTATTTTCCTCTTTCGCAGGCTCGTACGGATATAGGCCAATATCTGCAATATCGTAAACCAGGGGAAAAAGATTGGACTCCTTTCTTCACTAAGCAAGGAGAAACTTTTACTCAGGCTCCTGGCTTAACGCTTACCAGTCCTATGGGCATGCGTGAGCATCCTGTCCACGGGGGCCAAAAAGAGCACAGAGGAGAAGATTACGGACTCCCAGAAGGCACTCAGCTTCGTTTCTTGGGCCAAGGATCTGTTGCTACGCATTCAAAACAAGGCGGAGCAGGTAATGTTTCCAGTCTGCGCACCGGTCCCTACGAGCTTCAAACGTTCCATTTGAGTGAACTCCCTGGAGCATCTACAACGCGTACTTCTGATACCCCAGCGCCAGTAGCTGATGACACTTCTGGACGTGCGGATGAAATTCTTAAAGCCTTTATGTATGGCCAGGAGTACAAAAAAGAACCCAAGAAAACATTTGAGCAAGGGTTAAAAGAGCAGGTGGTAGGAGGGCTCATTTCACAAGCCCTTAATCCAATGTCCTTCTTGTCTTCTTATTCAACCGGCAACCCATTCCTTTCCGGAAGATCCGCTGCTACCAGTGATTTTCTCGGTGGCATTCTTGGTTGATTACGTACTTTTATAATTAAATGATAAGGAGATGTAGAAGTGCAGCTTTCTGACTTCGACAAAAGTAGGGTCAGGTATCACCTGGGATACTTCACTGTTTCAGTTCCAGCGGGTGATTATGCCCGTTTGGAAGAAGCAATGAATACTGTCCCAGATTCTTTTTTCTACGACAAGATCACCATCCAAATTGGACGTTGTGATACCGCAGAGAAAAAGACTGAGGTTGCAACTTCTCCTTCTACTCGTTTAGAAACGATCCTTGGTGACGTTGATCGTACGATTCGATCCAGCAATGCCAAGGAAGCGTTAAAGGTTTGGGACGAGATTTATCTCTACGAAACCAACCGCCTTGCTGGCATCCTTTACGTTCCTAACTACAAGGATCCGTTCCAAGCCAGGTATCGTTACGAACGCTCCGGTGCTGAATTCATTCAGGCATTACCTGGTCCTGCTGACACCGCTGTTGGTTCACGTATTTATTTGATGGAGAACTGGAGGTAATTTTATGTGGGGAGCAGGTACAGGCGCTTCGCTGGGATTTTTAAACACTCTTACCGCACCGGTTAGATCTGCAGCAAACCAATTCTTGCGCAATCAAGCTGCTGCTGCAATTAGGAAATCAGGACTGAATACCCTTAGGACAGCCAGAACAGCTCCTCCGCTACAGGGATACTTAGCAACATTAAAACTATCAGCAAATACTCCTGTTTTTAAAGGCACTGCTGCCGTTCTCACACCTCCTGTTGCTGCAAATGTTTCAAATAAAACAGGGTTTACCGAGAAACTCGAAGGTGCTTTAAATCAAGTTGGTCCAGCTCTAGACCGTCTGTTTAGCGGCACTCCCGAAGTTATTCAACAGTACGGAAGAGAACAAGAAAAGAAAGGCTGGGGCGGCGCATTTGAAACGGCATCGTACTTAATGGGACCTGGTATTGCTGGCTCTATTGTTACTCCTACCGTTGCCTCTTTAACTGCTCCTTTTCTTCCCAATACCAAACCAGCACCTGTTGCGACGACACCTCCAAGGCGTCCAATTGCAAATCTTCCTGCTGATTACAAGAGAACTGAACTAGAAGCCGGAGCAGCAGCAGAAGCCTTCCGCCCCGGTGCAGGTTTCCCTGGTCAACAACAATTTCCCGGCGCTCCTGTAGATCCTCTCTCCAGGTTGTCTCCCCAAGATCGCGCCTACCAGCAAGAGCGTGCTCGGGTTGAGGCCATGGTTAAGTCCAACCCTGACATGAAGAAGCAAGAAATTGCAGAAGCACGTGCCAAGGTTCGCGATAAAGGAATGGAAGAATGGGCAAAAGCAAATCCTGAACTTGCAGCGAAAGTAATGCCTGGTCAGTCGGGCTTCTCTGCAATCCAAGGATTTGTTGGTGGTGTTGGTGCTCCTACTACAGGACCAGCCTCAGCTACTCCCCAAGCATCTCCTGAACTAAATCCTGCAAGCCCAACTTTTGCAGGTGGAGAAGGTGCCCCTATTCTGCGTGATTTGACTCCTGAGTTGATCAAGCAGTATCAAGAGCAACTTCTTAAGCAAGCAAAGTAAAACACTTGGCATTGCATTGCATGTAAGACCAACCAGCTGGACACGAATCTTTGATTCACGGGAGCCAGTGTTGTTGCCTTAATTCCATGACCCTCTGTCCCAATTTTGTTAAACGTCTTGCCACTGCAGTAAGTCTTTGTATTTCTGTACAAGCTGTGTTTACTCCTGGTCTCAAGGCAGAGTCAAATTGGGTAGGAGAATAAGGTAGTAAAGATGTCAGAACGTCAAATCCTAGAACAGTTCCGCAAAACACCCGCAGGCCAGAAACTTCTACAGACCATTCGGTTTGCAGAAGGAACTGCTGGTCCCAAGGGATACCAAACCATGTTTGGCGGTGGGACCTTCTCGGATATGAGCCGTCATCCTGACAAGGTTGTTCGTAGTGGCGGATATTCCAGTGCGGCGGCAGGCGCGTATCAGTTCCTCCCTGGAACATGGCAATCCCAAGCTTCTCGTTTGGGCTTAAAGGGCTTTAGCCCGGAAGAACAAGATATTGCAGCCTTAGGTTTAGCACGTAATCGTTTAATGGACATTGGTGGCCTTGCCACCGTTCAGAAAGAAGGTCTCAGCCAAAGAGTTTCTTCTGCTCTTTCTCCTGAGTGGGCATCTTTCCCCACCGAAAGTGGTCGTAGTTACTACGGTCAACCTGTTAAATCTCTTTCAAAACTTCAAGAGGTTTATGGGAAGGAGGTTTCACCTCCGGCTCCTGCTCCCGTTGCTGCAGCACCAAAGCAGGACAGCAGAAGTGTAGAAGAAATTATTTCTTCTTCTCTTGGTTTGAAGGAAAAACCTGAATTCAACTTGAAACAACAGTTGACTCAAGGATTACTTCAAGAAGCGCTCAAAGGTGTAATGGCTCCTCCCAGCCTGTTCTCAAACGTTCCGCTTCTCCCTCTTCCTCCTCTTGGGCTCTGATCATGGCACGGTACGCTGAATATGCTGATTCAGATTATTTACCCGGTGAGGTTTATTCCGCCGGGCTTAGCGGTTATGGCTTAAAACCTCAAGAGCAGGTTGAGTACATTGCCAAAAAACGGTTTAAATTCAAACCAAAAGAAGATAGCGGTGAATACTTCCAGCAGTTTTTAGCGCTCCAAAACAATCCTCAGCTTCTTGGACAGCAAGCCTTTGGTTCTTCCCCAGGCTTCTTTAACAGCATGTCGATGTTTGGTGGGTGAGGCTATAATTAACAAAAAGCAGCATAAGTAGAAGTGTCGAGTACCTCCACTAACAAACAACCGCTTTTGGTTGACAGACCATTGTTTGATTCGGTGCGAGTCACCACTCAGACCGTTGGTAGCGCTTCTTCAAACACTTTGTTTGTCCAGGGTGGCCAAGCGCCTTCCATCCTGGTGGACATGGACGCTGCTCTAAGTGAAGACAACAACAACGGTGGAGTTGTCGATGCAATTACTATTGTTCGCAACGATTATTATCGCAGCGCAGATTACGTTGTTTCTAGTGGCACGTCGGGTAATGTGATCTCTCTGACCAGTGGTCAGATTGTTTTCGTTTCCAATACTGGCGTTGTCGCCACTGCTCCGGCTAGCGGCTACGGCTACTACACCTACACCGGTGCTACCACCCTGACTGGCATTAACACCGCACTGGAGTACAGCGGTGGCACCACCAGTGGCTTCTCCTACAACGGTGTTGCTTACGGCGAGCGTCCTGCTGCAACCTTCGTCTTCTACCAGACCCGTGGTACGACCACTCCGATTCCTGCATCGGGTGATTACAAGGTGCTGTTCGCCAAGCAAGTCCCTGCCAACACCGATCGTGTTGATTGCTCTGACGTGATGCCGGAACTCGCCACTCCTGTGGTTTCCGCTGGTAATACCACTGGTCTTGGTGAAGGCGCTCCTCTACGTAACCGTGGTATTTACCTGGAGCGTGGCGACCGTATTTATGTTGGCGTGTTCCCTGACGGCACCAACCCCTCCGGCTATGCAGCTGGCGCACACATCATTGCTCAGGGCGGCTTCTTCTAAAGATGGCCAGAAGGCGTGGCAACTCCTTTGGAGCCGCACGCAATAGCCAAGGAAATGCGTTCGGCAACTTTGCGCGTAGTGAATCCTTCATCCCGAAGGATGTCACGCCGATCCGTACTGAGTTCTCTGCAGGTTCAGTACCAGATTCAATTTATTCTTTGAACAGAGAATCTGCTTGGTCACGCTGGAGGCGTGGCTTTGAGATTTATTGCAATAGCTCGATTACAAATACATATAGCTATCCGTTTGATTACCAGATTCCTCTGCCGCCAGGCACGGTGCTTCCCCCTGGGGCAAACCCACCCAAAATCCCTGGTGCTTTCCAAGGCTTTCCGACAACCAACAAAGAACTCTGCATGCATTGGGCAGGTGTTCGTATTGCAGGAAGCCTGCGGTTTGACAACGTACGCGACAAAGATGGTGATCCGTCACCCATATTGTCCGTTACAGAGGATGAAAACTATTGGTACGTAACCTTAAGCGGGGATTGGAGTGCAGCAAATCCTTTACCTGCTCCTCTGTTTATTCCACCTGTTGGCCCTGTTCCCAAACAGTATCCGATTAATGGTGAAATCTTAGAGGATCGCATTGTTTCAGTAGGCGGTACGCCCATCACATCACAAACAATTGATCCAGCCACGCAACGTCGCTACGGCTATGTTCAAGCCGTCTTGGTGGCAACGGATGAAACGACTGGTCGGTTGACTTTACAGAAGCAAGGATCGGTGGAATCCACACCTGATGGCGTCTTCCGCACCCCTGCAACACGTCCTCCGAACGTTGGGCGTTTCTTGATGACAGGAACGCGTTACTGCTGCTCCTGCCAGGATTTCACGCGGCGTGACTATGCCTACATGATGGGACTTGGAAAGGGAAATCAGAAAGTATTCCCTCGCACCAGGGTTGCAACCATTAAGCCAGGTCGTTACGAAATTATGACCCTCGATGGAAAGGTCAATAACAGTTCAATGACCAGCGCAACCGTAAATAGAAGAATGGAAGTGATTGCTCCAAATGAGACGTACGATATTCCACCGACCATTACACCAGACAGTTCAATTAACAATGGGGCTTTACGGGACAATCCTGGCGTCTTCCGGGATTTTGGCAAGACTTACTTGAGGAACACTCCGTTGCCCTCTTTGGAGGGCGCACTGGCAGAAGGTCCTCCTATTTACGAAGACTACGCAACGTCAAGGAATCCAGACGGTTCGTACAACATCACGTCTTTGACGGACTTCTGGTCCCCACTGCTAGATGAGTTGCGTTACTGCAAACACATCTATGCAATGAAATTTACAGAAAAGGTGTTTCCCCCTGAGCCTTCCGACTTGCCAGTCGAGATGGGAAGTATTACGGCTTGGGAGCAGCGCCTAGTTGAGGAGACGGCACGCCAGAACGAAAAGTCTGCTTATGCACTGGCTGAACGCGGTTTATCGATGATGGACGTACCTCCTTACAACTGCCAGGCACCGATGATGATGCCGATGATGCAGAAGCTATTTAACGTGCCTTCTACGTTTGTTTTGATGAGCGGTTTTAGGATGTACGACAAGAACGGTAAGGAATACAACCCATCAGAGGGAGGGAGGCCCGAGGTCTAATGGCTGATTTTGGTGACGTAGTTGACGGAACCTTTTTTCTGTCCCAGGAGCAGGTTGATACCCGTAAGTACGGTTTCAGCTCAATCAAAGCCAGTGGAATCCCCACTGTGTACCACGCTGGCGACGTGGTGAACATCCCCTATGGAAGCGGAGAGGTCTCGACGATGGAGGCAATCGGCCTAGCATGGTATGCCTTCTCCAGTGGCGTGACCCCCTCCTAGGCTTAACAAATTTTTAATAAGGTATACTTA